CGAATGGTCCGGCGAGACTTCTTACTGCCATTGCGTGCCTCTATTCGTTTGGCCCGTATCAGGCGCCGGACCAGCCGATCCTTGCTGATTCCACTGATTATAGGCTCGGAGCCAGTTGTCCATCTGCCGGTCAAAGTCGGTGCGAGCGAGCGTAGCGTTCGCTTGATTCCCCCGAGCGTCCTGGCGTGCAAACTGTGTGCGGTCTCGGCGACCATAGGGTTGCGACATCTGGTTGTTCCGCCTGCCGCGTGGAGCGCCCAATGCAGCATCCTGGCCCCCAAAGCGCCGCCGTGACTGCTCCCACGGGGCCGCCGTATAGTTGGCACCATTCGGACCAGCGGCGTAGTCAGCACCCGCCTGCTGATAATTCGCATCGGTTTGGTTCCACGCATTGTTTGCCTGCGGGGGCTGCCACGGGGCTGCCGTTGTCGGTGAGGTGTTATCGACGAGATTCGACATCCTCCCCATGAATGGGGGCTGCGGTGGCGGTGTCGATGGCGGCGCGGCCTGACCGGACCACGCATTTTGCCCTGGCTGGGCTTGGCTTGGCGCAAACGTCGAGGCAGCCGTGGGCCTCACACTATAGGGCGTCGTGGGTCGTGTGCCGAAGCCGGCATTGGGGTCGCCATTGTCGCCAGCATTGGGGTTGCCATTGTCGCCAGAGTCGGTGTCATTGTCGTCTGTATCGTCAGCTTGGATGCGTCTGGTGATTCGCGCTTTGGCTTCATCGAGCCATCGCTTCGGGTCTGTTCCGGCATTGGGGGCATAGCGCATCTGCCGGATAGCCGCATTTAACTCGTCCTGGGCTACCTCTTCCCAGTTCGACCCCTCGCCAGAGTCTTTGAATCCCGAGGCATGTGTCCGCAACATCTCCAGCCACCCAGCCCTGTCGCGCTCGATCATGGCATGTACGCCAGGGTCTGTGGCTGACATGTTTACGCCCTCGGTCCACCACCGAGTATTGTAGAGATGGGCTTGGCGTTTGGTATATCTCTGGCCCTCTTCACTGTTCCGGATCTCGTCTCGGATCTCGTCGAGGGTACCCGGGCTATTTATCCATTCCGTGATTACATCTTCGTTCTCTGGGTCGCGTCCCAGAAACTCTTGATAGGCCGCGGTAATGGCATCGCTGTCCTTCCCGCCGTTGCCGCCTCCGCCGCCTCCGCCGCCTCCGCCACCACCCTTACTCGCCGCATACGCTTTCCCTTCTTCGCTGTTCAGTATCTCGTCCCGGATGTCGTCGAGGCTGCCTTGGCTGTTCAAGTAGGCATCGACCACGGCGTCGCTCTCTGGATCGCGTCCCAGTAACTCCTGATAGAGCGCGATGATGTCAGTGCGGCGTAGCCCGGGGTCGGTTGTCTCTTCGTTGCTCCGGCTCCGCCTATACGCCTGCCCCTCTTCGCTGTCACGGATCTCGGTACGGATCTCCTCAAGGGTGCCTGGGCTGTTTATCCACTCCCTGAGCACATCGGCGTTTTCTGGCTCGCGACCTAGAAACTCTCGATAGGCCGCGATGATGTCTATCGAGCGATGCGAGGGCGTTTCGGGGTTATTGATAGGCATGTGCGTGTCCTCTAGCTGCGAGCCGATGGCGGCGGAATGTTCGGGTTCCGCTGGTAATCAGGAATCGTGGGGTCGTACTGCTCGGCCTTCACGCGCTCCAACGCAGCCAACTCGTCAAACGCCGCCGGGTCATACGTCTGGCCGCCCAGCATCGCTCGGAGGTTGCTCATGTCGCCCGCCCGCGTGGTGTATCTGGCGTTGCGGTCGTCTCGCGTGGCCTTGAACTGGTTGTATGCGTTCGCCATCGTCGCATTGGTAGCGCCCACATTGAAGCGGTTGTTGATGTTGAACTGACTAGCCTCATTGCCCTCACCAGCCGCCCATTGCCCGTAATTGGCCTGCTGTGCGTACGCCGTGTCGGCGCGCAGTTGCGCTGCCTGCTCCTTGGCAAACGCCAACTGATCTGCGGCTGACTTCGCTCGAAGTCGAGCCGCCTCATTGGCTGATGCTGTCTGCGTCGTAACACTGTTCGATGCTGCATTCGCAGAAACCTTCGCGGCCCCTAACGCGCTGGCGGCGGTAACGGCGACGGCGGCGGTTATTGCTGCCATAATGAATCCTCTCCAAACGTAACATGGACCAAGCGTGACTCGTCTCCATCGCCGAAGTTGTCGAAGAGTGCGCGGGAGTGGTAATAGGGCGCGGGGAAGAGCAGCATCCGGTTAAAGGTTCCAGCGACATGGGTCCGACGATCCCAGTCAGCCGTTGCCTGTATCTTCTCATCCTCAGGGAGAGAACTCTCTGTACTAAGCGCCGCGCTCTTCGTGTCCCCAGTCGGGCGATGCGTCCAGAAGTCCGTGCCGTCCTCGGCTGGCGGGTCTGGGGTGAGATAGAGCAACGCCGTCCAGTCGCCCATCGTGCGGTCGCAATGGATGAAGTTCGGCTCCATCTGTCCCTTCGGACTCTGCCGAAAGAAGGTGAGCGTGGGCTGATAGGAGGGAAACCGCTCCATGATCAACGCCGACACGTCTGGAGGCGACATCGCAATGCCATGAAAAGGCACGGTATTGTGGATATGCGTCTCGAATGTCTGCGCGAGTGCCGCCGCACGGTAGGCCATCGGGTCAGGCAAGACATCGTCGAAGACCATGATCTTCGGGTCGTCCATGAGGACAGGCGTCATGCGTGCATCTCCAGTGGTCGCTGAAAGCACCGCTCGACGAGCTGGTAGCCCAGCCGTTCGTAGAACTGGTCCACGCGAGCGTCCGGCGAGATCATCTGCAACCACTGTGCGCCCTGCGAGGAGGCCCAGGCTTCTCCAGCCTTGAGTAACCGCACGCCGTCAGAGCCACGCGCCGCTGGGTCGATCCAGTAGACCAGCTCCACGGCCCCGTGCTCGCCCGACATGAAGTGGTCGTAGGCCATCAGTCCCATCATACCCACAGGTGCGCCGTCGCGCTCCAGGACCAGGCAGGCGCTCGACTCGCCGTCAATGACCCGGCGGGTCAATGCCTCCAGTTGCTCGGCATTCTCGGGAATATGCTTGCGATAGGGGGAGCCGCGCAGGAACGCCAGGCCCATCTCCACGATCCGAGGCACATCCTCTTCTGTCGCCTCTCGAATGGCGCTCATAGCACCTGCTCGCAGACCGTATCCAGGCGATACTGCATGGTCACGCCGCCCGACGACGCATAGGTCGTGGCGTAGGTGATCGCGGAGTCTTTATCAACGCGGACCAGGAATGAGGCTGTTCCGACCGTCGCGGTCGTGTTCCCCGTCATCGCCACACTCGCCAGTGTGCAGGCCACCGCCTGCGTCCAGCCAAACGTCACGATCAGCGAACTGCTGCTGGACGCGGCTCGTGTGACCCGTGCCGCCATTGAGAGCCGATACAGGCCAGGGAGGACCGACGCGATGGAGAAGTTCGTCGCCGAGATCGAGGCGGCCTGCGTCTCGACTGCGACTGCCGCAATACGGTTAGGCGTCGTATTTAGGCGGTCAGCCAGTGCCAAGAGCCAATAACGCATGGCCTGCGTCACGCGGCCCGTGATGCGCTCCTGCGTGACTGCCGACTCGACGACGAACTCGGGGACCGGTGCCAGTTGCGTGGACATTATCCGCCCTGCCCAAAGAAACCGCGCCCATCGATCTCGGCCCCCATGATCCGCCACGGGATCGGGTCCGTAACCGTGATCTCCGGCACCCACATCTTGAGGCTGCTCGGCAAGCGCGTCCAGACGGCCTGGGCGTTGTATTCGCCCTGCTTGCCAGCCGACGCGAGCCGCTGGTGCGACCATGTCTTGGCATTGGTGCTGGAGCGCAGCATCACCTGCGGGTCCACGCCTTGTCCCGTCGCTGTGCCGAGGCCCGTCTCGAGGACCAGTTCCATGCGGCTCACGAACATCCGACGCACGCCTGGAGCGCGAAACATGGGCGGCGGAATACGAAGCCGACGTATCGTGTCTCCATTGCACTCGGCGGTGTAGGCCGTGTCCATCGTGCAGACCTGGCCGCTCGTGCGGTCCCCGATTAGGTGCTGTCCGAAGCCGTAGCAATGACTCCTGGGTGCCCAGACATCGAACGCCCCAGCGTCGGCATCCCATACGCCACGCTCGTGCCAGAGGCCCGTGGTCAAGTCGAAGACCCAGGTCGCATTGGCGGCTGGAAAGGTGAGGCAATAGAACACATGCCCAGCTTCCGAGTACACGAGCGCCTCCGCGTCGGTGATGATGGAGTCGCGTGCGTAGCGTGCAATGGCTGTCTCGACCGCATACGTGCTAATACGCTGCGGCACGACCCCAGACGTGGCGACGACGATACCCGCACCATCGACGTTCTGCGAGAGCCAACACATGGAGGTGCCTGCCAACTTCACGGAGAAGGGAGCCGGTGTGCCGTAGCCAAAGACCGCGCCGGGGACTGGGGCGAAGGGAAACGGGCTGGTTCCGGCGTCATACCAGACTTCGCCCGTTTGCTCGCCGATGAGCCAGATCTGTCGGCTGCCATCAACGACCATGGCTTTCCACGGGTCTGGAGCAATGCTGCGCTGAGCATACTGGGTCGCGTCCCACGACGTGCCGTCGTT